AGTACAGGTATTACAAACAATTCTTAAAGAAGAAGCAATCCGTAAAAAACAATTTTTTAAAAATAAAAAAAATGGCAAAAATAAGTCTAGCTAAAATATGGCATAATAGAAAACAAATTTTAGAAGGTACATTTAACTTAGCTAAAAAAAATGAATTTGTAGAAGAAGTATCAGCATACAGAATGGCAATATGTAATACTTGTACTTATAAATCAAAATCAGAAGGATGTGCTATACCCGGTACTGGACCATGTTGTAGTGCATGTGGATGCAGTTTAAAAATAAAAACTAGATCTTTATCTTCAGCATGTGGTGCTACTGAAGTAGATGAACCTCCTAAATGGTTGCCGGTAATGAGTCAAAAACAAGAAGACGCATTAGAACAAAGAGAAAAAGAAGAATAATAATCACAAACCAACTCAAAAATCAACTCAAAAATGGAATTAATATTTAAAGCAGATACTCATAAGTATACTAGTGATGATGACCCAAAAAAACCTTGGTTAAGTACAACTGGTATTATAAGTCAATTCAAAGCACCTTTTGATAGAAATGCTGTAGCAACTAAATCTTCAAAAAATAAAAAATCTAAATGGTATGGTATAGATCCTAAGAAGATTATAGAAATATGGAGTAATGAAACTGATAGAGCTTTATCATTAGGTTCTTGGTATCATGACCAAAGAGAAGCAGAAGTAATAATGTGTGACACTCTAAGAAGAGATGGCATAGATTTACCAATCTATAGACCTATAGTAGATGGAGAATTAAAAAAAGCTCCAAATCAATCTCTTGTACCAGGAATCTATCCTGAGCATATGGTGTACTTAAAGTCAGCACGTATCTGTGGACAAGCAGACCGTGTAGAAGTTGTAGGTGATAGAATTGATATCTATGACTACAAGACTAATAAAGAAATCAAATTAGAAGCTTATACTAACTGGGAAGGTGTAACTAATAAGATGTCTACTCCGTTAAGACATGTTGATGACTGCAACTTTTTTCATTATGCATTACAATTAAGCATTTATATGTATATTATGTTAAAGCATAATCATTCATTAAAGCCTGGTAAAATGCAAATACATCACATTAAATTTGAAGTTGAAGAAAAAGATAAATATGGTTATCCTATTATAGCAAAAGATGCAGCAGGAGATCCTATTATTAAAGAAGTTGTTCCCTATGATGTTCCTTACTTAAAAAAAGAAGTAATAAGAATGATTAAGTATTTAAAAACACATCCAGAAGCTTATACTAAAAAGAAATGATAAAACTCTTAGAAATAGAAAACAGAACAGTAAAACCAACTGAACATTGTCAAACTATCAAATGGCTCAGGGTAATTCAAGAAAAGTTTGATAATTATATTGATGTCTATGCTTATATATTCTTTATGGCATGCCCTAGTGAAGAAAATCCTTTTTATAATATTCCTCTTGAAATGAGAGAGGAAACTATATTAAATGATTTAAATAGTGAAATAGATACTGAGGCTGATGAAATTGTTGAAGCTGTAGAGAAAGCCCAAATACCATATGAAACTCCAACAGTAAGAGCATACAAAGGTATTAAAACAGCATTAGATAATATTGCAGAGTATATGGCTAATACTACAATAACGGATGGTAAAGATGGTAACATAGCTCAGATAAGAGCTGTAGCAAAAGATTTTGATGCATCTTATAAAGGAATTTGTAAAGACTTAGCTGCAGAACAAGAATCACACGTAAGAGGTGGTCAAAACTTAGGATATGATCAGTTATAATTATGTTAATAGCAAAATTTAATAAAGTAATACCCACTTATGATAATGGTACATGGACAGAAACTACATTTGATAATATAGAAGACTACAGAAGTTTTTTATTAAGTGTATTTAAAGAACCAGGTAAATATAATTTAGGGGAGTCTTCAAAATTATTTAATGAGCAAGCCCGGCTTTTTAGAAAACAAGGAGATGTTTATTGTATGGCTCCTTTTAGAAGTAAAGATTTTGTTACTTATTGGGATGCTGAAAAACATAAATCAACAGAAGGTTGTATATTTCATGATAATGGAAACAGCTGGTACCTTCCACGAGATTATTATTTCTGGATAAACTTTCTTCCTATTTATGATAAAATAAAAAAGAAATTTGATTTCCCATTAGTGTGGGATGTACAGCTTCATATGGCTCTTTATGAAGAACTGGCTGAAGTTCATTATAAACACAGTAGTATCCTTAAGAAACGTCAAATAGCATCTTCATATTTCCATATGGGTAAACTTCTTAATAGAATATGGTTTGATTCAGGAGCTATTCTTAAAATAGGAGCATCTTTAAAAGACTATATTAATTTAGCAGGATCTTGGAAATTTTTAGATGAATACCGTGCTTTTCTTAATAGTAATACTGCTTGGTACCGTCCAATGAATCCAGGTAAAGTTTTAGAGTGGCAACAAAAGATTGAAGTTACTCAAGGTGGTAGAAAAAAAGAAGTAGGTCTTAAAGGAATGATGACAGGTATGTCATTTGAGCAAAGTCAAACTAAAGGTGTAGGGGGACCATGTTCTTTATTTTTTTATGAGGAAGCTGGTGTAGCTCCAACTATGGATAAAACTTTTGAATACTTACGTCCTGCAATGCAAGCTGGAGATATCACAACAGGAATGTTTATAGCAGCAGGTTCTGTAGGAGATCTTAAAGATTGTGAACCTTTAAAAGAATTTACTTTACATCCTACTGATAATGATATCTATGCTGTAGAATCTGATCTTATAGATGACAAAGGCACAGTTGGTAGACATGGTTTATTTATTCCTGAGCAATGGGGAATGCCTCCTTATATTGATGAGTTTGGTAACTCTATGGTAGAAGAAGCTCTTAATGCTTTAGAAGAAAAGTTTGAGCATTGGAAAAAAACGTTACGTCCAGAACTATATCAACTTAGAATTTCACAGCATCCAAGAAATATTAAAGAAGCATTTGCATATAGAGAAGAATCTAAATTTCCATTAGATCTTGTTGAAATGCAAAAAAGAGCTATAGAAGATAAAGATTATCCATATGAGCTTATAGATTTAAAAGAAGATTATACTGAAACAATTTCTGTAAAAAGAACAAGTAAACCTCCTATTACTACTTTTCCTATTAAACTTAATGAAGAAGATAAATCAGGCAGTATAGTAGTTTGGGAAAGACCTGATAAAGATCCTGAGTTTGGACAATACATAGCATCAATAGATCCTGTGTCAGAAGGAAAGACAACTACTTCTGATTCTTTATGTTCAATATATGTTTATAAATCAGCAACACAAGTAAAAAGATATACTGAAAATGGAGTAGAAAATTTTATAGAAGGAGATAAAGTAGTTGCTGCTTGGTGTGGAAGATTTGATGATATAAATGAAACACATAAACGGTTAAGATTAATTATAGAATGGTATAATGCTTGGACATTAGTTGAGAATAATATTTCTTTATTTATTCAATATATGATTAAAGAAAGAAAACAGAAATATCTCATACCTAAAAATCAAATGGTATTTCTTAAAGAAGCTCAAGCTAATAAAACTGTATATGCTGATTATGGCTGGAAAAATACAGGAACACTTTTTAAAAACCATATGTTAAACTATTTAATAGAATGGCTAAAAGAAGTTGTAGAAGAAGAATTAGATGATGAAGGAGTAATTAAAAAAAAGTATTATGGTATACGCAGATTACCTGATATAATGGCCATGAAAGAAATGGAAGCTTATAAAGATGGTGTCAACGTGGATAGATTAGTATCTTTAGCTGCTCTTATATCTTTTGTTAAGATTAGAGAATCCAATACTCAGGTCAATATAAGAGTTGAAAATCAGATAAACAATAACTTGGAAAAGTCCCAAAATTTGTATAAATTAAAGAGTGGTGCATTCCGTCACATGGGTAGGTCAAAAAACCAATCTAGTGTTAAAGGAAAAAGATCACCCTTCAAACGTATAAGGTAGATGAAAATATTAAATGCATTAGATCTCAAAAAAGGAGCAAAAGCTAAACATAATAAATTATGGAGCATTTCTCAACCACTTCAATTTGTATCAAATAAAGAAAAAAATGAAGAGTGGGCTGCTTGGAACATGGATTGGTTAGAATGGAATGGTCTTAAACAGCTTCGTCAAAATGCTAGAAAACTTATGAAAAATTATAAGTTGGCTAATGGCATAATAGATAAGACAGATTATATTGTAGAGGATAATCATGAAATGAAAGATGTTGTTGATCAGCTGGCATCTAATGATGAAATGGAAGCTTTAGAATTAAAGTTTTTTCCTATTATACCTAACGTAGTAAATACACTAGTTGCTGAATTTGCTAAAAGAAATAAAAGAGTTACTTTCCGTGCAGTAGATGAATATACTCATAATGAGATAATAGAACGTAAAAAAGCTGATATAGAAAACGTTATTGTAAAACAAGCTGAAGCTAGAATGTTAAGTCAAATGATTAATCAAGGTTTAGACCCTGAAGATCCAGAAACTCAACAAATGATGCAACAGCAAACTTCACCAGAGCATTTAAAAACATTACCTGAAATACAAGATTTTTATAATAAAGATTATGAAGTCTTAGCAGAAAAATGGGCTTCTAAACAATATGTTATAGATGAAGAAAGATTTAAAATGGATGAACTTGAAGAAAGAGCATTCCGTGATAAACTTACTACAGATAGAGAATTTTGGCATTTTAAAATGTATGAAGATGACTATGATGTTGAATTATGGAATCCTGCTCTTACTTTTTATCATAAGTCACCAGATGCAAGATATATCTCTCAAGGTAATTGGGTAGGTAAAATAGAAATGATGACTGTTGCTGATGTGATTGATAAGTACGGATGGGTAATGAATGAAAAACAGCTTTATAGTTTACAGCAAGCATATCCTATTGGAGCTGCAGGTTATCCAATTGCAGGACTACAAAATGATGGTTCTTTTTATGATGCTACTAAATCACATGCTTGGAATACAGGTTCACCGTCATTAGCTTATAGACAGTATACTTCTATGAGGGATAATTACCTTAATAACAGTAATGATGTTGTAGAATGGGTTTTAAATGAATCTGAAGATTATAATCCGGATGGACCTACTATGTTACGTGTAAGTACAGCATATTGGAAATCACAAAGAAAAATTGGGCACCTT